TCAGGAGAGAAAATAAATATTCAGGTAGGACACAATCGAACTCTTAATCAAAGAGCTTTCTTACGTGGATTCTTAATCTTATGTGCGGTAAACAGATTGGCCGTGTATTTTTCGTAAAGGGCAAAGAGGAATTCCATTCTGTTTGCTTCACTGGTAAATGGCCGTGATCGATATGCTAAATCTACAGCTTTGTCTAAATCATTATGTGCTTTTATTAATAAAGGTGGCATGGTCAATGGGTCGTAAAGGTCGGCTAATGAACTATTGGGAAATTGCAGTCTTGCGTCTAATACTTTTTGGGCTGATACTTCTATTGATTTTATTTGTTTGTCTGTTGGATTGTCTGGCCAAGGGTAATTGTTGTATACTATATCTTTTGAATATCGGTAGTCGCTCTTTAATCGACCGCAAACTGTTTTGACCCAAGCCATATGCATTTTTGAATTTAAAACTCCAAAATGGAAAAGATCACCATTGAATATTGTCATACATGTATCACCTGCAATAAACTTATTGTCAAAAAATCCCATAGGTATATACTTTCTATTTTCCGAGGATACTCTAGGAATCACGATAAACGATAAAGGATTATTTCTATCCCTAAATAGTGAAGGGGATGAAGCGTAACTTTGCGTTTCTTTTCCTGGACTAGATTCTCTGAAACTCTTAACTTTTCTAACTATGTCTAACACATGCGGAAGTTTTTTTATTTCTTCCGGAGGTACATCCTTAAGCCATAGACAATATTTTTTGATTCCGTTTATAAACTCTTTTGCACCTAAAAAATTCTTAATATACTTTTTCGCGTATGGTTCCTTATTGAGAAAATTATTCTTCTCTTCCTCCGTGAAGAGAAAATGACCACCATCATACGGAGAATTTCCCCTCTTAATTTCTGGGACATTGTTAATGGGCTTAGATCGGCTTGGCAATGCAAAATCCTTACCTTCAACTAAATATGGATTTATGTTCTTCGCACTAATCTGGTGTGCTTCACCATTAATATTTTCATATTCATAAATAATCTTGTTAGTAATGTCATAGTTTGCAAATCCCAATATTACACAATGAACAGCTGCATTTCCTTTGGCTTCATTTTTCCAATTAAATGTTTGATGTGCAAAATGAATCTTTATTTTATATATCGAAAACAAATAGTTCCACAACAGGCCAGCTTGTTCGCCTTGACAAATGGAATTAGTTGACACAAAGGCGACCTTGACTTTTGTATTCTGTATGTATTCAGATGCCAATAAATACCACGCTGAAACATAATCTAATACTCCAAAACCTTCAGCATTTGCAAACACTTTTAACAAATCTGCCTTTTGACTCGAGTTCTGCAATTGTTGTCCAATGAAAGGAGGATTACCAATAATGTATGTAAGTTGATTATTTGAAACTACCTTTTTCCATTCAATTACCAATGCGTTTCCGTGAACAATATTAGCAGATTTTCTCAAAGGCAAACGCACAAAGTATTGTCCAAACTCATTGCTTACCATCATATTCATTTGGTGGTCAATGAGCCACATAGCCACTTCGGCAATTCGGACAGGAAATTCTTCGCATTCAATTCCATTGAATTGGTCAACATCTATCCATAAGATCTGACTAACGTCTATAAACCTTTGACCAACTTTATTAAGTGATCTTAATACTTCAATTTCTAACAATCTTAACTCTCGGTATGTTATTACAAGGAAATTTCCACATCCACAAGCAGGATCTAAAAATTTAAGAGTGCTTAGTTTTTTATGAAATTCCTGAAGTTTATTCTTGTTATCTTTTATCGTTGAGAATTCTCGCCACAGTTCATCAAGGAACAATGGCTTAATAAGTTTTAAAATATTCTTCTCACTGGTATAATGAGCACCTAAGTTTCTTCGTTCCTTCGGGTTCATTACACTTTGAAACATAGAACCGAAAATTGCCGGAGAAATTTTACTCCAATCTAATTGGCAACACTCAAGTAATGCTTTGCGCATTTTAGAATCAAAGCTTGCAGTCGGAAGCGTTTCATCGAAAAGTTTGCCGTTGACATATGGGAATTCCGAAAGCTGTTCATCAAGATTTTTAAACCGATTCTCAATTGGTGTATTAAGAACCTGGAATAATTCTTGAAGTTTAGCTGCAAGATCGCTTCCATCTTCATTGGTTCTCGACAATAAGAAATCTTGAAATTGCTGTTTGTTGAAAATAGTTGTATCATCAGAAAATAGACAGAACAAAATCCGAACCAAGTAAACTTCAAGTGCATGTCCGGCATAACCAATTTCCTCCAATCGATCATGCAGCTTTCCCATTAATTCGGCTGCTTCAATATTTGCCGGATCTTGCTCCTTATAAATTTTTTTCTGATATCCAATCAAATGTCCGAAGTGTTGGACATTTGAAACAAGGTCTTTCAACTTGAATTCAATGGTATTCGCTTCTTCTAAGTCGTGTAATTTGAATATATCAAAATCAGAAACAAGAATATACTTTGGAATTTCATGATCTTTCAATCCATGCAAATATTCACGTGCTTGTTTAAAAGCTCTAGTGAGATCCTTACCTCTACTTTTCATTTCTATAAGAATCGTTCCTTTCCAGAGAAGATCAATATATCCATCAGAGTCATCAAGCCTTTTAACCTTATGTTCAAAAGTTGAAACCTTTTTTCTAGATATACCAAACACGTTGAAGAATTCAATCAAGAAGGGCTTTGCATCAGCAGCTTCATTTGACGTATCTGCCCATTCTCTTGAAAATTGGACTGCGCGTTCTTTTATTTCATTCCAGCTTAATGGCATAAAAATTAATTAACTAACCTTATTCAGGGAAGTATCTGCATCGTGACTCCCCGACTGATTGCCATATTATATCAAAGAGTGGCCTGAGACGTGACTTATAATCAGCATCAAAACTCGGAACTAACACTGCAGGTAGAATTAAATCCTCTGACATAAAAGGCTTAGACCAGTTGGTACCATAAGAGATTACAGCATTCTTAATATTTATGAAGCTAATTGAAACCATGAATGGAGATTGAACATCGAATATCCTTGTAATTTCAGCAATGAAATTAAATTGCTCTAAAATATCTTTGCATAAATCTTGAGCGTTAGCATGAAAAATATTCTCATTAGCTGCTGTTTTATATAGATGAAAAACATCTGAGGAAAACACCTCATATGCTCCACTTCTAAATAATTGGCAATAGGAGTATACTAGATTTTGTCTTGATTTATAAGTTACATAACCATCAAAATTATAAAGAGCATTATATCCAAAAGCTTGACCAATAGGTCTCATCTTTGTAGCAACATCATTTGGTAATTCAGATAAATCTAAGAGTGCGCCATCATCAAAATTGTATGGTATTACATGGATAAATAATCCACCTGTAATATGAAGATTTGGGAAAATTCCATAAGAACGAGACTTTTCAATCCTAAATTGACGAAAATTTTCTGCAAAAGATTTTAGATTATGCTTGCTTGAAAACATAGCGCTTAGTTCAAGTACGTCAACTGGATATTTTCCCGTATTTCGTCGCTTATAAAATTTATTCGAGCCTTTAAATGTAACCATTATTGGAAGACCGAAATTCTTTGGTACTCCTATGACTAGAACGATTAAATCACTGATATTAATGTGTTGAATCTCAAGACCGGTAATCTTAGGATCTGTACAAGTTTGTACCAGATCTTCTATCTGTTGTACTAATTTATCAATGTTCGTAAATGAGACGCCAACAACTGAATCAGGAATTCCAGTATTTTGACCTTCATCATCTAACAATTCATTGATTCCATAGATTAAGCACCCTCCTTCTGTATTTGACATAGCTGCAATGTCATATAGAAACTCCTTTCTATCTTTATCCTGAGACAGGTTTAATTCGCGCTTGTAATCCAAAGTTCGACTTTCTTGGATTTTACCAGTAAGTAATCGGTCAATATCGGCTGGCTGTAATTTGTTTACAGGAGTACCAAGCAAATTCATATTAATCTATAGGTTTCGGTCATTCTAGTTATTTGAACTAGAAGTAAAGCGAAGATTCTGTCCATTTTCAATTAGTAACTTAATTATTTGTGCCTTAAATTCTATATGACAAAAGTTTTCATAAACGAAATCAATTCCATTAATCATTGGAATCAATTTGATAAGTCCTGAAGAATTATCACATGATGGACATTTTTCTTTAACTATAAAATTCAGCAAGTTCCTTTTAACTATTAGGGCTTGGGAATTCCAAAAACTCGATGTTTTGGATTCCTCAATACTAGGATTTTTTAGAGCTTTATATTCAATTTCGATTGTTAGCATTCCCAATATTACTAAAATTTGAACAGGCGTAAGGAAATTTTCACGGGTTAAAATAATCATCAAAAATTTGTCCAACGGAGTAAAGGACAAATTTTTGGTTTTCAGTTTTTTACTCTGGAAAATTGGTACAATTTTCCAGCCTCTCCGGATGGAGCGCAACCCGCACTGTCGATCATTGCAATTGCATGGGCGGGGGGTATGCCCCATATATGACCGAAAACCTTCAAAAATCACGAAAAATCAAGGTTATTGCGTGGCCTTGATTCACAGAATCACAAGCTGCGCCCTCAACGTAAGTAATTGCATTAGAATAGGCCTGTAAACTGGATGCTGTCCTGCAACAGGTGGCCATAACGTCCGAAGAGGATCAGATCGCCGGCGTCGGACAGATCAGTAGCCTGCTCCCTTGGTATGGTCTTGGATTTCTCGGATGACTTATCCTTTTCAATACCATTGCGCCCTTGCTTCACAGGAGCCATTTGCATGCTCATTATTCCCTCCTTATCGTTGGTACGATTGAAACGTACCGATGGAAAACGAGGATCATTCTCAAGCAGACAGAGGTACCAGAGCAAGTGCTTGACCTTGTGATCAGGTGCCTTGCCGATATACCTGACTTCAACTTCCCAGCCGGAAGCTTTAAGAGCTGACTCTGTTTCTGAGATGTGCGCAAGCCTCCATCCTTCTCCTCCCTTGGATGTATGGTCGTGCCACAGGATGACCCGCTTTTCTTTGTGATACCGGTAATAGTCCGAGAATTTGGCAACAAGTTCCTTGTGTCCTTGAGGCGCCAGTACCAGCATGGATTTGACAAAGCGGTATTCCCATCCGATCAGGCCATCGAGCCGGGACTTATGCTCCTGACCTATACGCATGGCATTAATGTGGTGTCCGAAATCTATACCCAGATCAAGCGGTTTGTTCTTGTCCACGTCCCGGTCATGGCGGGAATCCCCTCCAGTGATCAGTGGGAAGTTGTAATCCAACGAATCGATGAATGAGTAATCCCAGGAATCATACAGATGAATATCATCACGAATATTGTAGAATCCATCTTCAACAGCTGTGATAAGCTGATTGAGCATCTCAATGCAGAAGGAGATAGGTGTCATCACCCGCATTGCATCCTCGATATACTTGATTCCAACATTCTTGATGTTGTCAAATACATTGAAGAAGGTGAACAGCTGTGATGTACCTCGGTTGTCAACGATGGTTTTATAAAAGCGGATCTGCTTTCTCAAAGCGATCCATTCATTCATTAACTCTATTCGCTCCTTTGGCGAATTACTTTTCAGAAACTTATACTGGAGAGAGACTACCTTATTCCATATCTTCCAATAATCATTTCCGTCCTTTTTATAGTAGTCACCGAATCCCAGGATCCATTGGCCTTTTCCGGAAAATGGCATGGAAGAATCAATGCTGATGGAATGATGAAGGCTGGAATGTTTGTACTTGGCCAGGTTGCCGCGATTAGCGGCAATGGGACCATTTTCAAATTTTGTCCGATCCAGGAGCAGGCCTTCATCAGCATCGACACTGTCAACGGATGGACCCCGGAAGCTTTCTTCCCGGTCTTCGGACATGAAGCGCCAGCCTGTACCATTCCGGAAGGACATATAATAATCATACCTGCTGGGCGCATTCGGTGCAATATCCCAGGATGCAGGAGGCTTCTGCCCTATCACATAATGTACATCCCGATGAATCCCCATACTGGCTAATGCGCCAAGCACAGGTGAAATGGTATTGGTCAGCAGAGATTTGAATGTACGGGTGTATATAGCATTGCAGGATCGAGGCATTTCCCTCACGATCTGCCTGTATCTCCAAGCCTTACGGCTGGTCTTGCCGGTACCACGACCGGCGATCATTACGTCAATGTTCGCCCGAAGCAGAGCTGTCGTGAGCTGTGCCCTGTTCAGTGACAGTGGTTTGGCCGGAAGGGTTGACATCTTCGGAAATTATTTCAACCACTTCGGCATCGAAGTGATCCATGAGTTGTGAAAAAATCGATTGCTGTTCGGTTTTAGGGACCTTATCAAACTGATCCAGATCTAGGCGAATTGCACCTTCAGCAACATTGATCATCAGGTAGTATGCATTGGGTTCAATCTTGGACCAGTCGATATCATCGCGCTCCTTATGGAGCTTCAGAATGTTCGTTCTCGCCTTGATTGCCCGGGTAAGCTCCTTGACATTCTTGTTATCAACTGCCATGCGGATGTTGAGCAGAGAGAGCTGCAGCAGCTCGCGGATCTCAAAGGAGAGGTTTACCGGTCCCATTTCACCAAAGAGCATCCTGGCATTACGGATATCGCAATACGCCGTTGAACGCGAAACCTGGTATCTTTTAATGAGCAAACTGACGATGTCTGCATCCTGATAACGCTGACGGATCTGGTCATATGCGAATTCAATCCGTTCATGCATCCGGGAGAGCTTATCATCGAGCCTTGAAGTACCGGTCATGTCCAGCATGTGCTGCAGGATGATATCCAGATCGGTTTCTGCCGGAGGCCGGCGCAATTGATTGTTGGAACGCGAAAGGCTTCTCATCAGTAATTGTCAGTTTTAGCAGCTTGGATGTAACGGTGGGCCGAAGCCAAAGCCGGCGTACTACCGCGCTTTGCTAGTCCTATCTCAGAGATCCGGATTTCGGCATCGGATCTCAGGAAGCCTTTCTGATAGCGTATGAATAAATCAGATTGTTCGTCCCGGAATTCTTCCATGACTTCTTCCTTCGGTAATTGCATGATCACTATGATTTCCTTGATTGAATAAAAGATGGACGCAAGTTTCTCGACTTCATCCAGCTGATCAGCGGTCCAGTTCATCAGAAAGAATTTCAGTTTCAGTACCCTGGATCTCACTCAGAATCCAGTCACGGTCAAAGGCCGCCACAAGGGGATTGCAGCATATCAGTCCGCGCTCTATGCGTGGATTGCGGGTATAGTTAGCAGAAGCAATGACGGAGATCCCCCAGGAGTCATTAACAATGACGGTGGTTTTAGCATGGCATTTTGAATATTTGTAAGACGTCGCAATACCTTCGGCCAGCTGCAGCGCCTGAGGCGACCGTTCACGAATTTTATAATCAAAAAGAAGATGCAGAGAGCGGATCACGCCGCTTTCTTTCAACGCGTGGATTGCCCTGCAGGGATCCTCTGTCATCGCCCAAGTTGCGATGAAGACATCCGCAGGACCGGTAATTTTGAGCAGATGCGCCAGCAATTGATGCATAGAGAAGCTGCCGAAGCTTGTAAAATGTACCGTGCGTTCCTGCTGCAACTGTCCGACGATCATCTCAATGATACCTGAGGCCTGGCCAATTAATGCTGCAGAAACTTCCCCTGTTTCATGAAGGGATCCTGACCGATCAGATATCTGTGCAGCCGGTTTTAATTCATCGAATGAAAACAAGCTCATTTCAATTGATTAATAATTGTCTCAATTTCTTTTTTCCACAATTCAGCTTTGGGATTATGCGGATCCCTTGAAATGTAGGTCCGAAGGTTAGTGAGTCGCTGATGCAGGTTCACCGGGTCCTGACTTGGGAGCTTGACCGGCTCACTCGCTGGGAGTTTGCCGGTCTTTGAGTAGTGATCGAGTTGCTCCCATATTTTATTGATCTCATTATCCAGGTGAAGAATGCGAGATGCTGCATCATCTGCTTCCCTTGCGGTAGAGAAAGCCCGCCACTTTACTTTCAGTTCGTGACCTGTGCCTGATTCTTTGATCTCATACTGCGTAAGCAAGGAATGAAGATGGCTCATTTCTTTAAACAGGTCTGCCTTTCGTGCATTAAGCGCCTTGATCTGTGATGGAAGCGCGGCATGCTCCTGGCTACTTTCTATCGTAAACTTCTCCTTTACCGGGGCAGATTGCGGGATGAGTTTCTGAAGCTGCTCATTGAGCAATTCCCGGGTGTAGGAATTCTCAAGAGCTCTGAAGGTTCGAAGCAAAAACGGATTACCTCCATACTTTTCAAAGAGATCAACTCCTTGTTGATACTCTCCTCTTTCATCTATGTATCGCTGTATTGGGTGCAATTGCATGAATGCAAAAATGCAATCACATCATATTGCGGCAAAGGACAAGGGAAGGCTGCGACTTCATCAGCCATTCGAATTCAAGCGGGTTGCTCAGTTGTACGAAAATAAACTTGTGACGATGAAGAATTTCAGTAAGATCTTCATGTGAAATTTCAATTGAAAAATTATCCCAAAGTAGATCTATAATTTTTGAAGTACTCAGGTGAGTATCGAAATCAGACTCACCGGCAGGTGAATAAATGCTTAAAAGTATTTGTTCTGCTGAATTCATGGTATTGAAGAAAAAAAATCCCACACTTCATTCACTGAAGTGCGGGACTAACGTATTAAAACTGATCTGTCCGTTATTTTCCCGGACCTCCTGGAGACGCTGACGGAGCCTGCGCTGGATTGATCGGTACCAAAAATGGAATGTGTTTGGAAAGCTTCTCCGCCTCTTCGAGTGTAATCTTACTCAGGTCAAATTCTCCGATGCGAGGAATGAGGATCTTTCCTGCTTCGTGACCTCCGGTGAGTTTATACTTCTTCCCAACTTCCTCTGGAAGCGTTCTTGGTTTGATCGGCTCAGGTGCCTTTGTTTTATCAGTCAACATAACATTTATTATTAAGGGTTAAAGATTGAATCAATCATAGAATTATGCAGGGTACTTCATAAGAGAAGCATTGTACATATAAACACCCGATTCCATAAACGATATCTCCCAATCCGTACCGCGAACTCCGGAAGAGTTAGTTGCTGTACCAATTTTTGAAACAATCATGGAGGCAAAAAAGCGCTTAGATCCCAACTGCATCAGTTTTCCGTCCGGCAACTCAGGCCATGCAATAATCAAGTCGTTTTTCGCCATCCGGAACAATCCCAGCAAGCCAGGATCCAGGCCAGGCGTGAATCCCTTTAATGAACCCTTGAAGGATCGTCCATCAAGCTCTCCTTGTGAATTGTAATCTACAGAGCCCTTGTCAAGAGTACAATACAGTTCGTGCGCACCTTTTCCGGGTTCGAAGACGTGTGCCGTAGTAATTTCCGCTAACTCCGCAAGATTTGTCAGCGTAGGATCGTCAAGGGCTTTTACATCCTGAATGGTGGTGAAATATCGTTTGGGAGCCCAAAATATTCGGTTAGTCGTGCCACCCATATTGTCGGTGGTGGCATCGGGGCCGGTGAAATCTGCGTAATCCATTTTTTAAATTGGTTTGAGGTTTTGAAATGATTTTTATTAAACCGTCTTTATGCAGCCGGCCTTGCGTTTGACCAACTCCTTGCACAAGGATTCATCCTTGGCAGCATCTGAGGCAGTATACTTCACTCCCTTCAGCGTGAAGCTGCTCATGGTGAATTGATACTTTACCTTGTCCAGGGTGAAAGAAGGAAGCTTAGCTTTGCTGCCCTTCTCCGGCTTTTCAGAAAGCTTCTTAGTAAGTTCTTCGTTTGCTTTGATCGCGTGATCTGCCAGTTCTTCGGCTTCAGCTCTTTTCTTGGTTTCTTCAGCAAGCTTCACTTGAAGCTGCTCGTAGGTTAATTCTCCCATTGGTTTTTTTTATGAAAGGTGAATGGTTGGTTGATTAATTATGCCTGATCTGAAATCCTTATTTCACCAAGGTTTCCGATTTGGAATCCGATGAGGAATGAAAGGGATGCCTCGAGGGTGTAGTGAGAAGGAACGGTCGTGATCTTCTCGATATCACTGAGACGATCAGTACCCATGGCGAGGTGCGTTTTAGGTGCACAGACCAGGCGCCGGGTGCTGCTCATCCAGGTGCAAGGCTTCACGATACACTTCTTGTCTGACTTCGGCAGGAAGTGAATACCGGTTTCGCTGGACGTGAATTTACCGACGGTGTCCTCATAATCATCGACCAGCAGGTCAAAGTCAGTATAAGAACAGTAGATAATTGCTCCTTTTGAACGGATAGGAGCCGTTTGAGAACGCCACAATTCCATGAACTGCGCGTATGCACCGGATGAACTGGTGATGGCACCGGTTACAACAGGATCGATGGTTGCATTGTCGATTTCTTCGAGGAAAATAGTCCCGAGACCTTTGGCAATGGCTTCCGGATTGTAGTTATCCCATTTGGCCGGATGAGTGCTTGGTGATTGACCGGCGGTTGTCGGTGCATTTGCGCGGTAATAGTTCACACGATTACCGTCGTTGAAGTAAACCAGTTCACCGGCAGCGTAGGTATCGCCTGCGTCGAAGACAACAAAGGCATCGACTCCTACGCCGTTCCAGGCTGTACGATCATTGAGAGACGCGGCAACTTCACCGACGATCTTCTCCCAGGTGTACTGAGCGAAGGGGACATCCTTCTTGTCAGAAGATGAGCCTTCGGAGAGTTCTTCACTCAGATAAGTCGTGCGGTACTTTTCCGGATCTATCTCAATATCCCTTTGTGCACGGGATACTTCCAGAAAACGATCCTTGTAAACAAGGTCGTTGTTTTGCGGCTTGTAGTCTCCTGAGTACGGACGTGCGGTATCATTTACCGTGAGGCTGGTCATTCCCAGTTTATTCTTCACGTTCTTCATAAGGGTAATGTCTGAAGCAACGTCCAGGCTATTAAACATCAGAGAAAAAAGTTTCTTCTGGTATTTGCCAGGATAGGCCGCGAGTGCGGAAACAACAGGGTTATTCGTCTTTGCCATTGGTTTTAATTATCGATGTGAGATTAATGTGTGTTTGAATTACAGACCGTTCATTGCTTTGCGCTCTTCATCAATTGGTGTTGAGAAGTCGTATTCCTCCTCTTCTTCACTTGCGGATCCTTTGTCTCCGCCCAATTGAATTGCGCCTTTTGATTCCGGTACAATTTTTTTCAGGTCCTCGATCTCCTTGGCCTGATCAGCGTTTTGCTTTTGCGCATCGGCAAGAGCTTTCTTTTGCGCATCAAGATCCTTGGTCACATTTTCAGTTGCCTTTAAGACAGCAGCATCCAGCTCAGCCTTTGTAAACCTTTCGGCAGGACCAGTAACTGATTTTATTTCAGCAATCACTGATTCGCGATCTTCTTTGCTGAGATTTTCCTTTTCCAGGAGTGAAAGTGATTTTTGAAATTCCATGGGTTGGGTATTATGTGAGATATTTGAAATAAAATGTGTGAGTTTCTTTTTCACGCCGTCAGTTACGCGCATGATGAATGAATCTTCTTCCTTCTCATCAAGCTGATCAAAATAAGCCAGGGCTTTCTTCATCGTGAAGTTGGAGAGGTCTTCAGGAAGCTTTTTTACTTTTGTATCTTCGATGACATCAATAATTCCGGCAGCAAGGGCTTCTTTGGCTGTGAAATAGTTGTCTTCAAAATTGAACCACTTTTTTCGAACTTCATCAGATGAGAGACCTGTTTTGTCCGCGAAGGTTTCAATGAGGCTGTCATCGTACTTATCCAAATCCTCAGCTCCCTTACGGTGAAGTTTTGAATTTCCCCAGGTGACAGTGGATGCATTGTGCAGCATCGTCATGGCATTGCTGAAGCTGTGAACAGTCTTTCCTGCAACAAGTATTTCAGCGCCCATTGAATAGGCGATGCCTTCATTATAGGTATGTGTGTCTTTTTTGCTGGCGCGGATCGCATTGACAATTGGAAGTCCTTCCCAGATAGAGCCTCCGGGAGAATTGATACGGATATTAATCCGGTCATATTTTTCTTCCAAGGCTTTGAAATCTCTTACAAACTGGCTGGCCGTATTTCCGGACTCATACCAGGAAGAGCCAATGATGCCGAATATGTAGATATCGGCCTCGTTGGCGCCATTCTTAATGTTGTAATAGGGTTTCTTCACAAACAATTATTGACGATGCAATAATAGATTGTGAACTATCTGAGTAAAAGGACGGGCGATAGCAAGCCAGAGGCGAGCTTAAGGAAGGAAGGTATTATCAATATAATTAAA